ATGAACCATCCTCTCTTGAAGTCTGTGATGTATTGGACGGCTCCTGTGAGTCCGTTTACTGAGATTACATAGTCTCCTACTGGACCTGTTGCACCTGTGTTGCCTTGGGGACCAGTAGCACCTGTATCACCCGTAGCACCTGTTACACCTTGAGGACCAGTAGCACCCGTAGCACCTGTTGCACCTTGAGGACCAGTAGCACCCGTAGCACCTGTTACACCTTGAATGCCTTGAGAACCTGTTGCACCTGTTGCACCTTGAGAACCTGTTGCTCCTGTGGCTCCCGCCGCTCCTGCCACACCAGCGGCTCCATCGTTTCCTGTGGCTCCCTGCGGTCCTGTGGCTCCTGTGTTGCCTTGTGATCCCGTGGCTCCCTGTGATCCTGTTGCACCAGTGGCTCCCGTGGCTCCTTGCACATACACCACAGGAGAAAATCCAAGTGATCGCCAAGCCGATCCTGTCCACTCCCATTGGAGTCCATTGAACTCATAGACCTGCCCTGATGACGGAGATGACGGAAAATTGATGCTCATGTGTATGACCCAACGTCAACAACAGGCGAACCTGCATTGGGCTGTATCCACTGCCCCGAGTCCTCGTCCACCACATACACATACAGTACGCCGTTGTCACTGTCAAACCACTGATCTCCTGCGGACGGATTTGCTGGAGGAGTTGAACTAAACTCAAAGTTTACTGTTCCGCTTCCACCGCCTGTGCCACCACCAAGAACAACAAATCCCGACTGTGAGTCTTCGGGAATGTAGCCTGATGTCTTTTCAGTGTTGCAAATATACGAAATGCCGTTCCGCTCAACCACATCACCGTAGACATACACCTCGTATTGAGATGTGCCTCGCACATATTTGCGATGTGATCCTCGGTAATTCATGTCATTCACCCTTCACATTTACCCGTTTGGGCTTCAGAACAGGCTCACCCGAGTTCACCTCAATGCGCTTGCCCTGCTGCATGACCATTACATTGCTGTCCGTGATAAACGATATTGTTTTTCCAGAAAATGCCATGTTCTCGTCAGAATAAAACTCCATGTTTTTTCCTGAAGCCTTTAGTGAACCTTCAATCTGAAGATTTACGTCATTGTTTGCAAGTATGTTTGTGTTGCCATTGATTTGTATGTTGCCACCGTTATTGATGGTCAAGTTTACGGAACCATCAATTACTAGATTCAGCCCCTCTTTTCCGCGAATATGTACTTTTTTGTGCCCGTGTACTATTTCGTAATCGTTTCCAACTATTCTTTGAACACGCGTTCCATTTGGATCCGATTCCCAACCATTTCCTGTTTCTGTAAACGTACCAGAAGTGTGGTAGTGGTGCACACGCTCATATCCAGCAGTGTCATCGTATTCCTCTATGTGTCCACTTTCAGTGTAACGAACATGATTTTTTGGATACACCGCATTATATGGGGTAATCGGTTCACTCCACACAGAACCGCCAAGGATATCTGGAGTGCTTTTGATATCAGTTGAACGATTTTGTATCTTTGGTACAATTACTGTTATTTTGCTGATGTCTGTGTCGTTTCGGGCAAGACGATTAGTATCGGGTTCTTCTACCACAGATATTCCTGGTGGTCCCAAGCCGTTGTTCTTTTTGGGATATTCTCCTTTAGGATCATTGAATCCCACATTAGTATCTGGCGCATTGAGTGGTATTCCACCAAAAGATCCAATCATCACAGGATCCTGTGCTTCATTTCCATCACGAAAAAAACCAAACACATGAGAACCGCGAAGAAGACCGGTGGGAGACTGCCCAATTCCTGATAGTGCAGCACTTGTGATGGGTTGCATGGGATACGCCCACGGTAAAGATTCTGTTGGTAGTTCGGTCTTGTCCTTGGAGTGAAATCCAAAAACTCGAACGCGGCAACGTCCAAGATACAGCGGATCAGCAGTGTCTTCTACTACACCATGCCACCACACAAATCCATCTGTTCCAATGAAACCGTTCATTACACCCCCATTCCATTTCTAGAAATTTCCAATTTACAACTGTATGCTTTTCCGAGAACGTGCTTCACACCAGTTACAATATACTCTCCACTCAAATTTCTATCTGATTTGTCTGTTACTCCAGTTACATCAGACTGTGGTTTTGCAACAACAATCGTGATTACATCACCAACTCGGCGGCGGCTGTCTCCAAAAATTTCTATCACAAGTTTTTGGGTGAAAATAGCGTTCATGTGATAATTTCTTCGTAGATACAACTCTTCTGTGCGGAAATTGTCTTTGATCTGATTTTTACTGCTGTAGACCGTAAATGGTGTGGACGGTTGATAGAAATACACTGCTCCTCGTTTGGTGAAGCGAGAAGCATCTGGATCACCTGTTTTATAATGGGGTTGATCTCCCAACTTTTTTGCAGAGGAAAACAAGTCTTTTTCGAAAATTTCATAAGTACGCACTTGTTTTCGAACAAGATCGTGCACTTCAAGCACAGAAGAAACCATTCCACTCATGGTGTTGGAAACAGCATCAAATCTACTCAATTCTTCTAAACGCTGTATTTTGTGATAACGTGTGGGCAAAGGACTAGAAAATCCAAGACTTTGTTTTTCTGCTTCCACAATTCCAATGTTTGCTGTTGTGTAAAAATATCGCGCATCTGTTCTGTAGCCCTGTTCAATCAACGTGGAGAGAGAAACGAATCGGTGTCCATCAATACTTTCGTAAAACAAGTACGGACTGTATTCGTTTCCTGATCTCGCGGTTGCTTTAGTTGAAAGCCACGATACCGCTTTAAATGGATTGTACGCAGCAGACACAACAAACAAATATTTGTCCTTGGTTGATTCGATGTATAAACGATCTTTCCATAGTGGCTCAGGAAAATGTTTGGTAAACACCGAACGAACCATATCAGAAACCGGACCACTCAGTGCGTAACCACAGTACTGTGAGTTGTTAAAGTACCCACCTTCACTAACAAGATGCAGTGTGTACTCCTGTGTTTTTCCGTTTTCTCCAATTTTTTGCTGATCAAGTTTATAAACACGAAACACCAACTCCACCAAAGGAAATCCAGATATGTCGCTCTTGAAGGACAACTCAACCTTTTCGTGTCCAACAATAGGCAATCGCTCAGGAAAGTTAAATGAATCTTCAATGTACAAATTGGCAGAGATGTAGGGGGAAAACAAGTCTTCGTAAATTTCTATTCGTGAAAACAGATTTCTCATGTCCACAGTTTTGCTGTTAAGCAAAGAATGTATCACAAACTTTTCGAGTCTGTAGTTTCCGGGTGATAGATTTGATCCACCGTGATTCATGTTGTTATACTCTCAACAACGATTCTAGTTCAGAAACTGCCTGCTGCTTGAAACGAGGGTGCAGTATTTTAAGAGTGCGGTTGGATTCGTTTACTGTGTTTTCGTGTGTGTAGTTTGATACCGCGTATGTGTTTACTTTAGAACCAGAAACACCCATGTATCCACCAATGTAGGTTTCCCAGAAATCAACAGTACCACTGCTCGGAGAGTACATAACACCTTGAGTTGATGACGGATAAATGTCATAAGTAGAGCCTATGAATCCACCTAAAACCGAAAAACTCGCACTTTGCTGACTAAGGGGATCAACTGTCATTTTTTCGTTTGCACCACAAATACCGCTTGCGTGATCTATTTCAAAATGATGAACGGAAAGATACGATGGATCCACGCGCCTCACACTCACGGTATACGATGTGCCCCCGCACACCCCTATGGTGGCGTTTCCTTCCTGAAAAGGAATACCAGAAACTGTTAGTTTACACAATTCGGGTTGGTAGTCTAGTATTTCTGCTACAACACCAGACTGAGACAGACTGCTGCCACGAACAATCAAACTACTATGAAAAAAGTTTCCGTTTGTTGTGGACACGTAAACAGAGTATCCACCGTATTTTTTCTGTATATGTGTTTCCAAAACTTTGTCAGACTTGCACCAGTCATGATACGGATCTATCACATCATTCGTCAACAAAACAAGCCAGTGGTACGATGAGTCACCGTATACACGCTCGGCAATGTGTTCTGGACGCTCTCCGTCTTTAATTTTGTACTCTAAAAAAGCACCATCAAGAGTTTTTATGGAGTCGGTAAGCGAGACTCTACGAAGAATATTCGCAACAAGTGCGTAACGAAAAGTGCTTCCGTCACGAACGGGATACTGTAAAGCGGGAAATTTGGAAAAGTACGCCATTAGTATCCTTTCTCCACCGTATCGCGTGTAAGCACTCCCATTTCGCTAAAGTTCAGAGTCATTGTAATTGCAGTGGGAGAATTATCAACAAACGTACTGAATATGGAATTCGGAGTGTAGTCCACCGAAACCGAAGTGAGTGCACATCTACCTATTCGCGGAAGATATTCGTTTTCCACAAAACCAGCCTGATCCACATTTGGGTTGGATGACAGAAATCGTACTTCAAACTCAGCAGGAACGCGTAATACGATAAGAACATCCGATTCATTTGCGCCAATCACTTCTTCATCTCTTGCGGGGTGTGAGTGATATCGAAAAGTTTCTATGATGTTTTTTATCTCTTGCACCTCTTTTGGATTTCTAGGATAGAACTCCCACGAAAAAGAAAAGTTCCTGAAATCCTTTTGCTTGAACAATTTTTCAAGACGGGGATTTACTACCTTTCCGGTTCCGACTCCAACAGTTCCAGGAAGAATTTTGTCAACAGAAGACTGTATCAAAGCACGTATTGCCTGTGCGCTTGTGTCAATAGGACTATTCAAAAAATCAATTCCTCCAGCAGCAAGCATTTGGCTTGAGTCTTCGTACACAAACGAGTCTTCGTTGTTTACTTTAGTGCAAAACGGCAAATATATCGACACCATTTGATCGTATACTGGCTCATTGGTAAACACCTTCAACGCAGGAGCAGCGGACACAGCCGTTCCTGTTGTCAATGCTAGTTGTGATGCAGCGGCTTGACCAGTCAAAGCCAGCAGTGCTGCGGTTCCATAAGGTGGACTCTGCTGTGTATCTGTGGACACGAATTCCGCACCAGCAAGAGAACTACTAATGCGATCCTGAACTTGAAGGCGTTCAGTTTCATCTAGTCCCACTTTACCTGCTCCTGAACTCAATTCCGACTCAATGCTAGAAATTCTGTTTTGTTCAGTAATAATGGTTTGCTCAAAAATCTGTTTTGCTTTTCCTGGATTATTTTGCAGTAACGTTGCCATGTTGTCGTTTACGTTTGGGTCAACTAGTTTACTGTAATTTGTATCGCTCACAAGTTCGTTAAAAGCGGCAATCTGTTCTCCTGACAGAGGAGACTTCAAAAGCATGTCCTCTGTGAGATCACCTCCGTCTATGAGAGAGGACAGTGTATTCAAATTACCAATACGTTTTTGGCTTTCCATCTTCATACCACGCAAACCTTCGGCAATATCCTTGTTTTCCCACCTCCAAAAAATCTTGAACTGCATCACGTGAGGAACTTCTGCGTTTCCAAGATCAATAGGATACTTCATCACTGATGGTTTAGATCGGGAACCACGTTTTTCCTTCGGGGTTCCCTCCAGACTACGAACCACAGGGTCGTCTATCTGAGAATTGAAAAACTCTTCACTGGCACTGATGGTGCGATTGGTGGATACAAATGGCTTGCCAGATGTGGTGAAAGCCGGATCTCGTAGGGACTGTGGAATATTAGACTGCGGAATTGCTGACATTGGATTCCTTTTTGCTGCGACTACATATTTATGTATGGCATACAAAGGCTTTTTCAAACCCATCAACCCATCAAAATACATGGGCGATCCCACAAAGATCATGTACAGAAGCATGTGGGAGAGAAAGTTTATGAAGTACTGTGATATCAGTGGAAATGTAATAAGATGGGCATCGGAAGAGGTAGTCATACCGTACATGAGTCCACTAGATAAAAAGCCCCATCGCTACTTTGTAGATTTTTTGGTTGAAATGAAAACTCCAAGTGGTATAAAAACGTGGCTTATTGAAATCAAACCCAAAAAACAGTGCCGCGAACCAGAAAAACGAAAGCGGGTAACCCGAGGGTACATCAACGAAGTACAAACATGGATAACCAACAACGCCAAATGGGAAGCCGCCAAACAGGTATCAGATGCACGTGGATGGCAATTCAAAATATTAACGGAAGATGACCTTTTTAGAAAATCGCCATGACAACAGACCAAATACAAGCAGATTTAAAAAATTTAGTGGAAGAAACCACCACCGCTTTAGGGTCTACCGAGCAAACATACGTGGGGTTGTTGAAACTGCTTCAACAGAACAACCAACTGTCTGTACCTAATCGACTGTTTCAGGGGCAAATGGTTTTTTTCAAGTACTCTCCAGTAAGCGAATCGTTCATTTCAAGAAATACATACTATGATGTTTTTCCATTGGTTCTAATTACAGAAGTATATCGTGGTGGTTTTGAAGGCGTGAACATGCATTTCATAGACTTGGAGTTCAGGCAGTTTTTATTTGACTCTATAATGCGAGACTTGCCTACGATAAAAGCAGGACAAGAGTGGAGAAACAGAATCATGGTAGATTTTGATCGTCTGTCTGCAAGAAAAAAATTCAGAGCATTCAGACCATGCTATAGAAAATATCTGTGGAAAGGCATGAAGCGACGACCCACACTGATTCCGTTCAATTTGTGGGAAGACATGGTGACATCAAATACAGGCAGATTTGTTGGAGCAAAACCCGTAAAGGTTTACCGAGAAAGCAGAACACAAATCCTGCGAGGCAAAAAGTAAATGGCACAGTTACCCTCAAACATTTATCAGATATGGGAATCTATCAGGCAAACCGGTGTAGCGTTTAGTAATCGTTACGAAATGGTGTTCAATAGACCTCAAATCTTCAACAGATCAAGCATTTCAGAATTGCGAAACATTACTGTGAGATGTGATGCGGTTACGGTTCCTGGACGATCATTCTCAACAGTTCCATATCGTTTCTATGGACCAGCACGAAACATGCCGTATGAACCAATATACAGTGGAGAAATGTCAGTATCCATCATCCTGTCGGCAGATATGCGGGAACGAAAATTCTTTGAAGAATGGTCAAACCTCATATGCAGCAGAAACAACTATAAATTTGGATATTATGATGAATACGTGACTCAAGCAGAAATCACGGTGCTGACACGAGGAGAAATCCCCACACAGCGATTTATCATTGAAGAAGTGTATCCTAAATCTATAGGCGATTTGCAATTGTCATACGAAAAAGACAATGACATACTCAAACAAGAAATAGTGTTGTCGTTCAGAAAATACACACCAGACTACCTCGGTACGCCACAAAACAGAGCACCGCAAACACCACCACCCGATCCAAACACAGCAGTTCCTCCCCTTTTAGCAAAAAACAGAGCACCGCAAATACTACCAACCGATCCAAACACAGCAGTTCCTCCCCTTTTAGCAAGATAAGTGTAAACAACAAGGAATACTATGGCAACATTGAATTTGTCTAATGCAACACTACCGACATATACCATGACCTTACCTGTGTCTGGCATAACAACAAAATACAGACCCTTTGTGGTGAAGGAAGAAAAAGTTCTGCTTATGGCATTGCAGTCTAAGAGCATTAATCAAATAAATGATGCCATGAGAAACGTGATTCTTGCGTGCACGACACAATACGTTGATACCAAGAAAATATGCGCTGCGGATGCTGAGTACGCATTTTTGCAAATACGATCCAAGTCTGTCGGGGAAGAAGTAAAACCTCAAGCAATGTGTCCGTCTTGCGAAAAAGAAACCGCAGTAAAACTCCGACTGGATGAAATCACAATTAAACCATCGGAGAAACCAGTAATTGACCCAACTATTAAGATAACCGACACGCTGTCTATTGTGATGCGGTATCCGTCCATTCACGATATAGATCACGAAAAGACCGAAGTAGAAATTGCGTTTGATCTAGCCAAAAAGTGCATTGAAACCGTAATACTAAACGATCAGGTTTACCAATCACAAGACATCAACCCAAAAGAACTCAATGATTTCGTAGACAACATGCTACCAGAAACTTTTGCGAGAATCATGGAATTCATACAAAGCGTTCCCGAACTAAGATACGAATTTCCATTTACGTGTGTGCATTGCGGCAATAAAACAAAGATAGAGTTGAGTAGTGTAACTGATTTTTTTCGGTAGCCCTCTGTCACAATGACTTGGGGGCTTATTACCAAACCAATTTCAGTCTTATGCAACACCACGGATACTCGCTTTCCGAATTAGAAGATTTGCTACCTTGGGAGAGAGAGGTATACATACAAATGCTTATTCAACACTTGAAAAAAGAGCGGGAACGCACTATGGGGAAAAAGCCGCTCTGACCTTCACCATGACAATAGGACAGCATCATGGCAAAGAAGTCTATTACAAGCACAGAATATCGTAGAATGCTGGCAGCGCGGCAAGGTCGCGCCGGTGGAAAGTTTCTACCTTTGTCTCCAGAGCAAAAGATGGGATATCGTGCTCCCGCTCCTGCTGTTGGCGTTTCATCTCCACAAGAAACCACAATCGGTCTTATAGAGGCACTGCTTCAGCAGAGGCAGTCTATGGGATACGGCGGCTCATCTCTTGAAAAATATGTCATAGGTGGTGATGGAGCAGGAGTGCGTTCGCAGATCAACGCATACATCAGACAGAATCGAGGAGATTTTGATCCAAAAGATCCGGCAGGAGCAGCAGCATATGAATTGCTTCAAGAGGCAGCAAATCTCTCCGAAGAGTCTCTGAAAGCGTCTACGGTTGACGCAAAGCAGATTCTGAAAAAAATACAGTTCTTGCGGAATGTTGCACAAAAAACACGTGGACGCCAATCGGCGGTCGCAAATGAACTTCAGAGAATAATCGCGCCAGTTGAAGCACAACTACTCAAAAGAGCGTCGTTTTCTGAATACGTGAAAGATCAAATATCAAACTTTAGACGCACTCTTCCAGAAAGACTGTTAGCAAGAATTCCCTTGGTAGGAAAATTCTTTGCTGAATTCCTCCAACAACGTCGGACAGCAACAGAAGAACTAGAGCGGTACTCGGAGCGGTTGGGAGAACGCATATCAGAACGATCCGGAACCTACTCATTGCCAAAAATGGGTGGCGGCACTCGCGCGTCAGAAATTCCTGGTCTTGGTGGTAATACCGACCAAGCCGACTACGGAAAGGGAACCGTAGCCACTCTTGGTGCAATTTATAAAGAAGTAGTGAAAATACGCACCATGATAGAAAGCAAGCAGACTCCTGAAAGCGATACCGCAGAACTTCGTGCAAGAGAATCAGAACTAGAGTCACGTAAACTAGCGGAAATAGCAAAACAGATGGGTGCAACACCCATTGCAGGAAAGGGAGGTGAAGGATTTCTATCCTCATTGCTGTCTAACAGTCTTGGTTCTGCTTTGGGAGGTGCACTTGGCTCATTTCTAGGAAGTCTTGGTCCAACACTAATCGGTGCACTTACCAAACTTGGACCCCTTCTATTAGGAGCACTTGCGGGAATAGGAAAAACACTTGTTGCAGGAATAGTGGCTGCTGTGGGGGCGGCAATCGGTGCGGGACTTGCGTGGCTTGTAAACTCGGGTGTTGATGCAATATTTGGAACCCATCTAGCAGAAGCAATGGGGCAACTAGACACCTACACATTCGGGGACGCTTTCCGCGATGCAAAGCATAAAGCAGCCGAAAAAAGAGAACAAAAAAAACTTGAACGCGAAACATCAACAAAAGAATGGATCGCAAAACAATCTCAAGACATTCGAATGTTGCCCCGGCTCGTACTAGACAAAAAACTATCTGGAGCAGAAGCAATAGATTTATTGTCGGTACACGAGCGTGCATATGGAGTAAATGCAGACACAGAAAGAATACGTCAAAGCATTAAAGCGTCTGCTGCACTTGTTGACCCAAACATGTCACCAGAACAAAAAGCAGCAGCAATAAACTCTGCGCGGTCTGCTGTTTCTAGTGCACTTATCCCGTCACCCATTTCAGTAAATACCACAAACAACAGTAATGCAGCAGTTGTATCCACAACAAGTGCAAATACGACCGTGGGAAGAACAATCAGTCAATACTCCAATGAACGTGAAGCATTAGCATTGGCGAAAACAGAAATGGAATACACAAAAGCGGGGACGGGTTCGACCCCCACAATCAATAATCAGTCTGTGCACAACAACATGAGAACTGTTGTTAACAACTACAATGACGATTTGCGAATACGCGACAACGAGGCTACCTTGAAACAAATGCAACGAGAATCTATTTCTAGGTAAACAAAAACACCCCGAAGGGTGTTCTTGCAATATGTAGAGATAAATTAGTACTTTTTGAGGCGGGACCAAGCCGCCATACTAACACAATCTCGTTTAGTCTTCGCTTGCCAACTTCTCAAAATACGAGAGAGCAGACTCTGTGTCGTCATCGGTCTTGACGGCTTCC